CGGCCAGAACGATCTTTTCCCGTTCGACCTTCTTCTCCAATCGCCGGACCTGCTCGGCCAGGGAGCGCAGGAAAAACACCAGCCAGGGCTGCCAGTTGGGCGACTCCGTCCGGATCGTGCCCTGGGTCTGGCGCAGGGCCAGGTAGTAGGCTTCCTTGTTCTGCTCGACCACGCTTTCCAAGGAGCTGTAAGGCACATAGACGTAACCGGCCTGCATCAGCAAGAGCGTGGTCAGCACCCGACTCAGACGCCCGTTACCGTCCTGGAAAGGGTGGATCTCCAGGAACACGACGACGCACAGGGCGATGATCAATAGCGGATGCAGGTGCGCCGTTTCGCGCTCCTTGTTCAGCCAGGCCGACAGTTCCGACATCAGACGGGGCGTGTCGAAAGGCGTTGCCGTCTGGAACACGATGCCGATCTGCACGCCGTTCTCGTCGAAGGCAGCGACGCTGTTCGAGTGGGTCTTGTAGTGGCCGCGGTGCCGAACGTCCTTTTCGCTATAGCGCAGCAGGATCTGGTGCAACTGCTTGATGTGGTTCTCGGTGGGCGGGATGTCCTGCCAAGATGAAAACACCAGATCCATCAGCTCGGCGTAGCCGGCGACCTCCTGCTCGTCGCGGGATGCAAAGGATTTGATTTCCAGGTTTGACAGCAACTGCTCGACCTCCCGGTCAGAGAGCTTGCTGCCTTCGATGCGGGTGGAGGAGCCAATGCTCTCGATGGTGGCAACGCGCCTCAGCGCCGATAATCGATCCGGCGCGAGCGTACCCAAGGCGCGCCAGGCGCCTTTGAATTCGTCGATCCTGGCTATCAGCTTCAGGATCTCCGGGGTGATCTGGATGGTGTCGGTTCGCAACATGAACCAATAATGCACCCATTTGCACCCATTTTATCGGTAGCCAAGAACTAGTCCACCATGCCCAACCGCATCTCCCTCCTCGTCGCCTTGGAGGGCGCGGATGAGGGTCTCAAACGCGCGATTTCTTCGGCCGAGCGCTCGTTCAACGAGATGTCGGCGACCGCGAAGACCGCGGGCGCGAAGGCTGCGCAGGGGATGGCGGAGCTCAAGGCGGGAACGGCGGCGCTGGGCGATCAGCTGACTCGTGCGCGGACGCAGTTGCTGGCCTTCGTCGGCGTGTCCTGGGCGACGCAGCAGGTCACGCAACTGGTGCAGGTTGCCGACCAGTGGAACCTGATGGTGGCGCGCCTGAAGCTCGCGACCGCGGGCCAGCGCGAGTTCGTGATCGCGCAGGGCGAACTCTTCGCCATCGCGCAGCGCATCGGCGTGCCGCTCGCCGAGGTTTCGACGCTGTATGGCAAGTTGCAGCAGGCCGTTCGTCAACTGGGCGGTGAGCAAAAGACCGCGCTGTCGCTGACCGAGTCGATCAGCCAAGCGCTCAGGATCTCCGGCGCCTCGGCGTCGGAGGCGCAGTCGTCGTTGCTGCAGTTCGGTCAGGCGCTGGCGTCGGGCGTGCTGCGCGGCGAAGAGTTCAACTCGGTCGTCGAGAACTCGCCGCGGCTGGCCCAAGCCCTGGCCGATGGCTTGAACGTTCCGATTGGTCGTTTGCGCAAGCTGGCCGAGCAAGGACAACTGACCGCAGACGTCGTCGTCAACGCGCTGATGTCGCAGAAGGAGAAGCTCGCCGCCGAATACGCGCAGCTACCGGTGACGGTCGGCACGGCGTTCGAGCGGCTCAAGAATGCGTTTGCGCAGTGGATCGCCAAGGTCGACGAGTCGACCGGCATCACGCAGAAGCTGGCAACGGCACTCGATTGGTTGGCGCGCAACTTCGAGACGGTGATGGGTTGGCTCAAGGTCATCGCCGAGATCGGCCTGGCGGTGCTGATCTACCGCCTGATCCCAGCACTGATCACCGCTTGGCAACTCGCGGGCACGGCTGCGGTGACGGCCGCAGCGTCGACGGCGGCGGCATGGACCACCGCCAACCTGTCGCTGTCCGCGGCGGTGGCCACAGCAGGCTTGCTGAAAACGGCATTTGCCGTGCTGGCCGCCGCGCTGATCGGCTGGGAGATCGGCACCTGGTTGTCGGAGAAGTTCGAGATTGTGCGCAAGGCCGGCATCGGCATGGTCCAGGTGTTGGAAACCGGACTGGAGACGCTCAAGTTCTCCTGGGAACGCTTCGCCGCGATCTTCACCAGCGACACCATCGCGGCCGCCACGCAGCGCCACGAAGAGCGCCTTCGGCAGATGAACGCGATCTTCGCCGAGATGTACGTCGATGCGTCCGAGGCTGGGCGGGCGGCGCAGCAAGCGGCGACCACGGCAGCCGCCAGTGCCGAGGAAATGGCACGGCGGCTGGAAGCCGTGCGGCAGGGAACGCAAGAAGCGGTCGGTCGCGGCATCGAAGCCATCGATGCGACCCTGAACAAGCTCAAGAGTCAGATTACGGCCATCGAGCAAGTGGTGACCGCGGCGCAACAAGGGGCGACCCAGGCGATCTCAGGCATCACCGCGGCATATCAGGGGCTGACCGGTATCGTCGACGCGACCCTGCAGCAGCAGTTGGCCAGCACGCAGGCGCACTATGCGCAGAAGCACGTCTTGCTGGAGCAGTCGAGCGCATCCGAAGCGCAACTGATCAGGCAGACGACGCAGTTGTTGGTGGAATCGGTGCAGCAACAGTCGGATCTGCGCGCCCAAGCGCTCACCGAGACGCTGCGCTTGATCGAGCAAGAGGGCCAGGCGCGACGGGTCGCCGCGCAAGGCCAAGCGGAAACCGACGAAGCGCGCCGCGCTGCGACCCTGCGCGTGGAAAACGAGATCCTGGCCGCCAAGCAACAGGCGCTGGCGCAAGCGGCAGCCGACTATGTGCGCCATGTCGACGCGCTCAATGCCGAAGCCAATCGCCATCTGGCCGAGATTCGGCGCATTGAGGAGGAAAAACGCGCGCTGTCGCAGACCACTGAGGACCGGATCCGCGAGTTGCAGCGCTCGACGATGGGCGAGTACCAGGCCTATCAGGACAAGTTGACCCAGGTCGCCGAACTGCAGCGCAAAGCGCGGGCCGCGATCTCCGAGGGCGAGTTCGAGCAGGCGATTCAGTACGCCAAACAGGCCCAGGATCTGGCCGCGCAGACCGCCAAGGTAGTCAAGGATGGCGATGCGACCGTCGTCACTCAGAAGCAGGCGGTGAAGACCGCTATCGATGCGATGCGCGAGAGCGAACAACTGGCGATCCAGGCGCTCGAAGGTGAGGGTCGCGCGCATCAGAAGGCCGCCAGCGAGGCGACTTCCGCGCGTGGCCAGATCGAGGCCGCGCTGCGCGGCACGCAAGCGCAGATCGAGCAGATTCAGGCGCAACTGGAGACCGGGCTGAAGTTCGCCATCGATGTCGACAGCAGCAAGCTCGACGCGGCGCTGCGCCAACTCGAAGAAGCGCTGCGCGAGAAGGAATACCTCGTGCGCATCGACGCCGACCTCAAGGCGGCCCATGCACAACTGCGCGATCTCGAGGCGCAACTGAAGTACGGCAAGACGCTGCTGGTCAACGCCGATATCAGTCGCGCGAAGTCGGCGCTGGAAACGCTGCAGACCTATGCCGATCGCACCGGACAGATCGATTTGAAGGTCGCCACCGAGAAGGCGCAGACCTCGTTGCGTCTGGTCGATAGCCAGATCCGCGCGCTCGACCAGATCAGGACCGAGTCACAGCATGCGATCAGCACCAACGCCAACCAGGCCCGGAGCGAGATCCAGTCCCTCGACGGCGTGAACACCAGTTCGACGCACACCATCTACGTGAAACGGGTCGAACAGAATGCCGCGGGTGGTTTGGTTGGGTCCGGAATGACGGCTCCCCGCGGCTTTGCCAAGGGCGGCTCCGTATTGTCCTTCTCGCGCATGAAGTCGGGCGTGGTTCCCGGGTCGGGCGATGGCGACACGGTGCCGCGCGCGCTGGAGGCCGGCGCGTTCGTGATTCGCAAGGCTGCTGTGCGCAAGTACGGCGCTGAGACGCTGCGCAAGCTGGCTGGCGTCGCGCGCTTTGCGAGCGGCGGATCGGTGCCGGGCAGTTCGACGGGAACTTGGTCTTCGAGTCCCGCAGGCGCGAGCCCCGCGGGCGCGCCGGGCCCGACGCCTCGGAAGCCCAAACCGGTGGCTGCGACGGATAAGGTCAATCGCGACGTGTCTGAGGCGCTCAAGCTGATTGAACTTGGCCTGCAGGGCGCGAGGATAGGCCGGGCGCACATGGAGCGGATGAACTGGAGGCTCCCGATCGGCACCCAGAGCCTGAGAACCGATCCGATCGACATTCAGGCGTTTCACGACCGCGACTATCTCCAGCGACTGCTGCGAGTCCGCAAGCTGACCAGCCTGGAGTCAGGCTCGGTCGACACCATCAAGGGACGCTGGCGCACGGCGATGGCGCAGGCGCAGGTCGCCGGCGTGGATCTCGAGCGGCAACTGATGGAGTACATCGAGCGCGAGACCGAACGACAGATTTACTTCGCCCGCGGCGGCCTGGCCAAGTCGGACAGCGTGCCGGCGATGCTGACGCCCGGCGAGTACGTGGTCAGCCGTGAGGCCGTCAAACGACTGGGTGCCGGGTTCTTCGCCGCGATCAACGCCATGAAAGCACCGGCCCGCGAGATCGCCACTAAAGTTCAGGGCTTCGCACGCGGGGGTTTGGTCAGTCCGGACGCATCGACGCGGGTCGCGACAGCGCTGCGCACCATGCCGACCGACATCGACGATCTGGCGGCATCGGGATTGCGGCCGCGCCGCACACCGCGGCTCGACTGGGACGACGCGCCGCCGCCCAGCAAGACTATTCGTGTCGAACTGGCCAGCGGAGCGCGCACTGTGAGCGCGACGATCCCCGCGCGCGACGAGTCGCGATTGCTGGATTTGCTGCGCGAAGCGCAAGCCCGAAGCTGACCCATGGAACTGCGCCAACTGTCATCCGGCCAGACACTGACGCTGCCGGACGATCTGCTGTGGGCGGACGAGCACGCGTGGACGCCTGCGGTGGCGTCCACCACCTATCTGATCACCGGCGCGCTGCTGGTTCAGTCAGCGACACGGCACGCCGGGCGGCCGATCACGCTGGTCGGCCCCAGCGACATGGCTTGGGTGACGCGCGCCACCGTGGCCGCGCTGCATGAGTGGGCGGCATTGCCCCTGACGCTCGACGATGGGCGATTCGAGTTGCGGTTGCACGATGACCGCCTGTTCGAAGTGGCATTCCGCCACGCCGACCTTTGCGTCGAAGCGGAACCTGTGCTGGGTTTCCCGGCGCGATCCGACGCCGACCGCTACCGATTGACGCTGCGCTTCCTGCAGCTCTAAACCTGATAGGACCCACATGCCGATTCTCGTAGGCGACGTGAAGCTCGTCGCCAGCCAGGTCATGGACGACGTCGCCGAAGGCGGCGGCGCACCCACCTCGACCGTCATCGTCGATGGCGCGAGCAACTCGCTGTTCAACGACATCTCGGAAATGGACCGCGCCGGTGGCCGGGTCAACCTGCGCAAGGTGTTCGCCAGCATCCAGACCAACACCACGGACACGTATCTGGGCGGCAACGTCATCGTCGCCGAAGCGCCGAGCGATCCGCGCGTCGCGGTCACGATCTTCTCCACCGACGAGGTCTTCGACCGCCGCACGAATGCGCGCGACCGCATCGAGGCCTATCTCAACAAAGGCTCGCTGTGGAACGGCTATCTGCTGGAGAACCACATCACCGGCCAGCGCAGCATCCAGTTGTTCCAGCGTGTCGGCGCCGAGTTGCCGGCCATCGGCAAGACCCTGTACCTAGTCGCCAACGAGGGACTGGCGAACGAGTTTGCGCAGTACATCCGTGTCACCCGCGTCGCGTCTGAAACTCGAACTTTCAGCTATGGCTCAGGCAGTGGCATCGTTGACTACGAGGCGGTGGTCGTCACCTGCGATCTGTCGGACGCGCTGCGCTTCGACTTCCCCGGCTCCCCGCCGGACCGCCTGTTCACGATGGTGGCAGGCAAGACCAAAACACGCGACACCGTCGTCGCCGATGCCGCCAAGTACTGCGGCGTGGTCAAGACCACCCAACCGATCGCGATTGGCGACGTGGCGGCCAGCGTCACCAGCATCTTCACCCAGTTGGTGCCCTCGGCCCAGACCGAAACGCCACTGCTCGATCTGACCGCGGGCGGCACGTCCGAAGCCTTGGTCGAATCGGCCAATGGCACGGTGAGCTACACAACTTCGGTCGGATTCAGCGCCGCCACGATCCTGTCGGTCGGCAATGCGATCCAGCCCGGCACGCTGTCGATCAGCGTCAGCGGCGCCACACTCATCGATAACGGCGGCCAACTGATGTCCGGCGCGACCGTCATCGGCACGGTGAACTACGCGCGCGGCCAGGTGGCGATGGCCACCAGCGCGCCGAACTACGCCGGCAACAAGACCATCACCTTCCGCCCCGCGGCTGCGCCGATCCGCGTGGCCGACACCGCGGGCGTGCGCGTCGACATCGAGAACCGCGCCTACAACTACGTGCTCACCATTCTGCCGAGCCCTGCGCCCGGCACCCTGCAGGTGAGCTATCGCGCGCAGGGCAAATGGTACGACCTGCGCGACAACAGCGCGGGCGTGCTCAAGGGCAGCAGCCCGGAGTACGGCGTCGGCACCGTGAACTACAGCTCGGGAACGGTCGCCGTGACGGTGGGCGCGCTACCCGATGTCGGCAGCGAGATCGTCTACGCCTGGGGCGGCAAGGCCAACTACTTCAACCGCTCCGACCAGACCATCGCGCCGCCCTCGGTCACGTTGCAGCTGGCGCAGGGCGGCATCACGCCGCAGTCCGTGACGATCACCTGGAACGACGGCGCGCCGCGCACCGCCACCGACGATGGCGCAGGACACATCACCGGCGCGGCGACCGGCACCATCCACTACCAGTCCGGACTGATCCAGATCAGGCCGACCGCGCTGCCGGCCGGTGGCCAGACCTACAACGTCGCCTACACCTGGGGCCCGCCGAGCGAGGAGGAGTTCCACGCGCCGATGCGCGATGGCACAGGTCGCATCGACGTCGAGGTGGAATTCGACGGCCTGATTCCGGGCACGGTCGAACTGGAATGGAATCTGCTGATCGAGACCTTCGATTACATCTCGACCACGCCGGCCGAACTGCAACTGGTGCAACCCGTCGATCCGATCAAGATCGTCAGGGACGACCGCAACGGCAACCTCAAGGACACGCAAGGGGTTGTCTACGGCACCGTGAACTACGCCACCGGCGTGCTGCGCTTCCTGCCCGACACCACGGTGCGCATTCCCGTGGCCCGCTATCTGGTAACCCAGATCGGACTCACGCGCATTGCCGACGGCACCCTGGTTCCGGTCTATCGCAATGTGTTCTCGCACTGGGAGTACATCACCGCGGGCGCGGCCATGCCCATCGACGAATCGGCCTGGGCCAAGGTGCGCTACCGCGCCGCGGGAACGTCCAATGCGGTCACCGCGACCTTCACCGCCACCGGCTTGGCACTGGATCTGACGCCGAGTTTCGCTGAACCCATCGTTCCCGGCAGCGTCGGTTTCACGCTGGGCGGCAAGACCTACTTCGACCGCCTGGGCAGCCTGTACTACGATCTCAACCCGGTCACTGGCGCGGCGACTCTGGCCGGCGCCCTCAACTACGCCACCGGCGCAGTAAATCTCACGGCATGGGTGCCCGGCCAGCCCACGGCGATCCAGTTGCGCTCGCTGCTCACCAGTCTCGATGGCACGCCGGTCGATGAAGTCACCTTCCGCATTCCGGCCTCGCCGGTGCGGCCGTCGAGCCTGCAACTGCTGGCCACGCGGCTGACCGGCGGCACCATCAATGTCAGTGCCGACAACCACGGCATCATCGCTGGCGCGGGCATTACCGGCGCCATCGACTACGAGACCGGCGTCGTGCGCGCGCGGTTCGGATCCTGGGTGATCGCGGCTGGCAACGAGGACGAGATCTGGTTCGATCCCGATGCGGTCGTGATGCTGGATGGCGTGGCCAAGGTGTTCAAACCGGCGCCGGTGTTTGCCGACACCATCAAGTACAACGCGGTCGCGTACTCCTACCTGCCGCTCGATGCCGATCTGATCGGTCTTGATCCCGTCCGCTTGCCCCAGGACGGGCGCGTGCCGATCTTTCGGATGGGCGATTTCGCGGTGATCGGCCATACCGAGACGGTCGGCCCGTTCACCGCGAGCGCCGGCCAGATCATCGACTGCGACCGGGTGCGCCTCTCGCGCGTTCGCGTGCTCGATGCCAACGGCGTGGTCATCACCGCCGGATACTCGGTCGACCTGGAAGCAGGGCTGGTGACGTTCACGAGCGTCACGGGACTCGCCCAGCCGGTCACGGTGGAGCACCGCATCGAGGACATGGCGCAAGTGTCCGACGTGCAGATTTCCGGGCGCCTGGCGTTCACCCGACAAATCACGCACGACTATCCGACCGGTTCCCGCATTTCCTCGGCGCTGGTGGCGGGCGATCTGCGCGCCTACGTGTCGACACTGTTCGATCAGGCGACTTGGAACGGCGCGTTCACCGACGCCCTCACCGGCAATGCGGCCACGGCCACGTTCAACGACGTGCTGGCGCCGATCACGGTGACGAACGCCGGCGCCATCACCGAACGCTGGGCCGTCCAGTTCACCAACACCACGGCATTTCAGGTCATCGGCGAACACGTGGGCGTCATCGCCACCGGCACGACGGCCAACGATCTGGCGCCGATCAATCCAGCGACAGCGAAGCCCTACTTCACGCTGCGCGCCCTCGGCTGGGGCTCGGGCTGGGCGGCGGGCAATGTGCTGCGCTTCAACACCATTGGCGCGCTGTTCCCGGTGTGGGTCGTGCGAACGATCCAGCAGGGCCCCGAAACCGTCACCCGCGATTCCTTCACCTTGCTGGTGCGCGGCGACGTGGATCGCCCGTGACGCCAACTGATTCCCAGGAGCTTAATTCGTGAGCAACAAGGTCAAATGGATGCACAGCAACATGGTCGGCGCGCCGGTGCTGACCAACAACTGGGGCAGCCTGACGGCGATGCTCGACGCACTGCTCGTCAACGGCTTCAACCTCAAACCCGTGCTCGCGCTGACCCGCAACGACGCCACCGCGACCGCGACGATGAGTTCGGGTCATGGTTTCCTGGTCGACCAGGTGGTGCGCATCGAGGGCTGCGAGGAGCCGGCGTACAACGGCGAGTTCACGATCACCGCCATCACCGCAAATAGCATCAGTTTCAGCGTTTCGGGCGAGCCCGCATCGCCCGCGACCACGGTACTCGGGATCACCGCCAAGATCGCGCCGCTGGGATTGGAGATCGCCTTCACGGGCGAGAACAAGCGCACCTTTCGCAGCCCCAATCCGCTCTCCAACCGACCGTTCCTGCGGGTCGATGACAGCTTGCCGGAGGGTTACACGACCACCTGGGCGAAGTTTGCGCGCGTGACGCTGGCCGAGGACATGGTTGACGTCGATACCTTCGTCGGCGCGCGCGCACCATTCGATCCGGCGAACCCGAATGCCAACGAACTGCCATCGGGCAGCGGCACGTCGATGTACTCAGGTTGGTTCAAGTGGTACTTCGCTCGCAACAACACCGCCGAGACCTATGGCGACAATGGCGCCGATGCTAGGAGTTGGGTGCTGGTAGGCGATGACCGCGGGTTCTTCCTGGCGTGCGCTTCCGGCTGGGGTGGTGATCGCCGGGTGCTCTACACATTCACCGACTTCGACAGCTACAAGCCGGGGGACAACTACGCGTCCTTCCTGACCGCATCGGATCGCTACCACAGCGTCAGTGCGTGGCCTTACAGCTATCCGAACCAGGAATCCTATTCGACGCATTCGCTGGATACGACCGGCAAGGTCTGCATGCGCGACTACACCCAGGTCGGCGGCAATGTTCGCCTGGGCCTGTTCTCGTTGAACGATGGCAACAACCAGAACATCTCCGGGCGCTCAGGTCACATCCCGTTCCCGAACGGTCCCGACTACGGTCTGATCCTGCACCCGATCTACCTGCGCGAAACCACGGGCCACATGCGCGGGATGCTTCCGGGCATGTACTGGATTCATCAGAACCAGCCGTACGAGCACATGACGCTGATCGACCAGGTCCTGGGTTACCCCGGGCGCAAGTTCCTGATTGTGACGCTGGACTACGCCCACGAGGGCAACACCAGCGGGTTCGCGTTCGACATCACGGGGCCGTGGAGGCCCTGATCGGTGGCTTATCCCCTGGACGAGAGCTTCGACGCCGGCATTCCTGCGGGCTTTGCCAGCAATGGCGGGGCCGGCGGCATCACCGCGACCTGGAACGCAGGTGCGCACGCAGTCGATCTGGTGCTCACGCAGGCGCAGAACTTCTGGCGGATCGATGCGGCCGAGGTCGCGGATAACTTCTGGTTTGAGATCGACGCCGAAGTAAGGGCCTTGACCTACAGTTCGACCTGTTTCGGCTTCTGGCTATGGACTGGGTCGGGAACCTACGAGGGCCACCGCCTGACCGTTTGGCAGCAGCAGTGGCATCACAGCTTATGGGATGCTCATGGCAATCAGTCCGAACTGACTGCGCACGCGCCCGCACCATGGGCAGTGACCGGTGCTCGCCGCACGCTGCGCATCGACGTGAAGCGCGGCGTCGACGGCGTCTGGCGGTACCGCCTCAGCGAAAACGGCGACGTCGTGTGGGAAGACTACAAGCGGCACTACGCGAGCTTCCGGCCGAGCATCTACGGCTACGGCCTGACCCTGCGTGTGCATCGCGTGTCCGGCGGCGTGCCGAGCGCGCTACCCGAGGCACCACCCGCGCAGTACCAAGCGCTGCCCATGCGACTGGGCCGCACACATCCGGTACCGGACCTTGCGGCGCTGCAGCGGTTCTCCCACCGTGCCCTCCATCGCCTCGCTGGCACGCGCAATCACTACTACGCCGGCGATCACCACATCACCGGTACGGTGAAGGAAAAGGGCGTTCCGGATGACCGGCCAGTAGCACGCCGAGTGCTGTTGTTCGACGAGCGCACCTACGCCGTCGTGCGCGAGACCTGGAGCGATCCTGTCAGCGGTGGCTACTGCTTCGAGAAGATCAGTCCGGTACCGCGCTACGTCGTGATTGGCTACGACTACAGGCACAACTTCCGAGCGGTCATCGCCGACAACCTGCGCGCTGAGCCGATGCAGGCTGCGCCGCCGTGATCCAGATCTCGGACCCACTCAACGACTACCGGCTGCAAAGCGTCATCACTTTCCTGGCGCTCGGCACCGAGCAAGCCCGCGCTCATCTTTACGCCGGGCCGCGCCCGAGTTTTGGCGCGCCGCCGCAAGGGCCGCTGCTGGCCTCCATCGTGCTCGCCGAACCGCTGGGCAGCGTCGCTGATGGCTTGCTCGAAGTGGCACCAAGCAACGAAGCGCTGATCCTGACCACCGGAGAGGCCACGTGGGCGCGCATCGTCAACGGGCAGGGCACGCTGGCGTGGGATTGCGATGCGTCCGATCTGGAGGGCCCCGGCGAACTGCGCCTGCCCACGACCACACTGTACGCGGGCGGCTACACCCGCATCCTGACGGGACTGCTGGGGTGATCGCCGATGGCGGCTGTCGATCTGCGCTTCGCCCATCCACCGGGCAGCGCTCACCTGGTGTTCGGTGGCGATCCGACCGGGTCGGCGCCACCACTCGATGCGCAGTTGGTCAGCACACTGCCGGCGCTGCGCTTCGAAGCACTGGTCATCCCGAATGCGTCAGCGACGTTGGTCGCCATGTTCCCGGCGTTGGAGATGCTGGTCGAGGGGCGATACCAGTCTCGGGCCGCACGTCCGCTGGTGGGCAGCAACAGGTCGGCTTGGCAACGCGGTCGCGGGTTCGAGGACGGGGCCGAGCATCGCACCGCATCCACGGCCCGCCACCCGTCGCAGGCGCGGACGTCCTGGCGAACAGGGCAATCGCACGACGCCAACGTAACCACGCGGCGCGCGGCGACGTTGATGCGCGCACCGGTGTCGGCGACGGCGCGGTTTCACGGCGCGGTTCCGCAATCGCCGGGTGCGCTCCGGGTTCCGCATAGCGAATCGCTCCACCTGCGAACGGCAGGCCCGGTGGCCTATGCGAATGCCGCCCGCATGGACGTGCTGGAACGTCGCGTGCGCCATGAGGACGGCCTGCGAGATCGTCGTCCGCCCATAAGCTGTCGCTTCGACGTGGCCCAGGCTCACCCAAGCCTGCGCTTCTTCGAAGCGATCCAGGTCGCCACAACCATGCGCCGCTGGATGGCCGCGCGCTGGCAGAACGCGATGCGGCCGCCGCCAGGGCGCCCTCCAGTACGCCCGGATGACCCCGATCCACCGTTCGTTCCCTGCTACACGCCGAATCCGAACCTGCTGTTTGCCGAAATGGCGACGACGCAGGGCCATCTGGTCTTCGTCTGCGAAAACCACCCTGGGCCCGGCCAAGGCGGCCCGGTCGTCGTTCCGATCCGAGGGGTCTATGTCGTGCTGAACCACGTGACGCTGCATCGATGGCCGGATGGCGTGCCGGCTCCGGTGATCTCGCTGTCGCTGAGTCTCGACGTCGACTCCTGGGCTTGGGGCTTCGAGGCCACGCTGCCTGCCATTGCCGAGGCCTTGATCGCCCCGGCAGATGGGGCGCCTCCGGTGGAACTGGTCGCTCACATCAACGGCACCGATTTTCGCGTGCTGGCCGAGAACCTGACCCGTGAGCGCAGCTTCGGCGAGGCCAGCCTTCGTCTGTCCGGGCGCGGGCGCACGGCGGTGTTGTCCGCGCCCTACGCGCCGGTGATGTCGTTCGCCAATTCACAGCCGCGAACCGCACGGCAGTTGATGGATGACGTACTCACCATCAACGGTGTGCCGCTGGGCTGGAGCATCGACTGGGGCCTGCCGGACTGGAATGTGCCGGCAGGCGTGTTCGCCCACCAAGGCACCTGGATCGATGCGCTGGCCGCCATTGCTGAGGCGCCCGGTGGCTATCTGCTGCCGCATCCGTCCGAGGCGATCCTGCGGGTGCGCCATCGATACCCGGTGGCGCCCTGGGACTGGCATGCCGTGACCCCTGATCTGATCCTGCCGGTCGATGCGGTCTCGCGCGAATCCCTGCGCTGGCTCGAAAAGCCCGCCTACAACCGGGTGTTCGTATCTGGCCAGAGCGCCGGTGTGCTCGGCCAGGTCACGCGCACCGGTACGGCAGGAAACGTGATCGCACCGATGGTGGTCGACGCGTTGATCACCGAGGCCGCCGCGGCACGCCAGCGCGGCACTGCGATCCTGGCCGACACGGGTCAGCAGTTCGAAGTGGGCCTGCGTCTGCCCGTACTGCCGGAAACCGGCATCGTCGAGCCGGGCACCTTTGTCGAGTACCAGGACGGGAGCGTGTCGCGGCTCGGTCTGGTGCGTTCCACGCGGATCGAGGCGGGGTTCCCGGAAGTCTGGCAAACCCTCGGGGTGGAATGCCGTGCATAACATCTACCGGCAGTTCCGACAGCTGTTGCCTGATCCACCGCTGCAAGCCGGCATCGTGATCGAAGTTGGCGCGAGCCGCGCCGTGATCGCGTTGCCGGGCGGCGGGCTGGTCCACGGACGTGGCGAAGCCAGCCTGGGCCAGACCGTATTCGTCCGTGATGGCGTCATCGAAGGCGATGCGCCGTCTCTGCCGCTGGAAGTCATCGACATCTAAGCCGCACCCCTTCCACTTCACCCCTGAAACCCGCTCCGGCTCCCGCTGGGCGGGTTTCGTCATTTCTGGAGACCGACGATGACCGAAGAAACTGATGTACCGCCCATCGAACCCACGCTGCTGCTGCGGCACGAGGACTTTGATGAGCTGCTGAACATCGCTGCCCAACGGGGCGCCGAGCGTTGCCTCGCCCATCTTGGGCTGGAAAACGGACACGCGGCGAAGGACATCCGCGAACTGCGCGACCTCCTGGAAGCGTGGCGCGATGCCCGTCGCACAGCGTGGCAAACCACGGTGAAGGTCATCACCACCGGCATCCTGGCCGCGCTGCTGGTCGGGGCCGCCATCAAGCTCAAGCTGTTGGGAGGCGCGCAATGAAACCCAAGCTCTGCCTGCTCGACGACTGGCGGCAGGTTCTGCGCCGTGCCTGGAGCATCCGATTCTCGCTTATGGCGGCTGCCCTCACGGCGGCGGAAGTGGTGGTGCCACTGTTCGGCGACATCCTGCCGCGTGGCGCGTTTGTGCTGCTGGCCTTTGCTTGCAGCATCGGCGCGACGGTTGCCCGCATCGTGGCGCAGCCGGGGATGCACCGATGATCCCGCCGCCAACTCCAGCGGTGCGCAGGACGGTGGCCGGTCTTAGCCTGTCCGCCGCCGCCCTGGTCGGCATCTTGCTGCACGAGGGCTATACCGACCGCGCGGTTATCCCGGTCAAAGGCGATGTGCCGACCATTGGCTTCGGCGCCACCACAGGGGTGAGGATTGGCGACACCACCACGCCGCCGAAGGCGCTGGCTCGGGCGCTAGCCGATGTGCAGCAGTTCGAGGGCGCGCTCAAGCAATGCGTGACCGTACCGCTAGCTCAACACGAGTACGACGCGCTGGTGAGCTTTTCTTACAACGTCGGCAGCCATGCGTTCTGCCAGTCCACGCTGGTGAAGAAACTCAACGCCGAGGACTACGCCGGGGCGTGTTCCGAGTTGCTGCGCTGGAGATTTTTCCAAGGCAAGGACTGCGCGCTGCCCGCCAATGCGCGGCTGTGCGGCGGACTGGCCAAACGGCGTGAGGTCGAATATCGGCAGTGCCTCGGGGAGGCATCGTGAGCGTGATTCCTTGGCCGTACCGGCTGCTGGCCTTGGCGGCGCTCGGCCTCGCCCTGGTCGGCTTCGGCTGGGTCAAGGGCGCGGGCCACGTTCAAGCCAAGTGGGATGCCGCCGTCCAGCAACAAGCTCTGCAGGCCACCGCTGTCCGCGAGGAGCAGGCGCAAGCCACCGTCGAGGTCATCACCGAATACGTCGACCGCGTTCGTGTCGTCCGCGAGAAGGGCGACACCATCATCAAGGAGGTGCCCGTCTATGTGCCCGTCCAAGCCGATGCTGCTTGCACTATCAACCGTGGCTTTGTGCGCCTGCACGACGCTGCCGCCGCAGGTGCATTGCCCGAGCCCGCCCGAGATACTGATGCGGCCGCCGCAGACATTGCGCTCTCTGCCGTCGCGGGGACTGTTGCCACCAACTACCAGACCTGTCACGAAAACGCCGAGCAACTGAGGGCGCTGCAATCGTGGGTCAGGGAGATGGCGTCCACCACCGAGTAATCGACGCTTGTCGAGCGCCAGTTTGTGGTGCACTACGACTTCAAGTCCCCCAGGAACTCTGACGCTGGCGAGACGCCGGACACATGCAAAAACTCGCGTGCCCGCGTACAAGCCACATAGAGCAGATGCCGCTCCGTGGCGTAGACCTCGTCGAGATCGCTCTCGTCGCTCACGCCCTCGATGCGGGATTGCAGCGGGATGACCTCGTCGTCGCAGGCCATGACCGCCACAGCGCGGAACTCCAGGCCCTTCGCGAAGTGCATGGTGGCGACAGATGCCTTCCCGGTCACCGATTGCAGTTTTTCGTCCAGCACGACGAAGGGCAACCCCGCGCGTTGCAGCGCCTGTTCGGCGCGATCCAGTTCAGCGGCGCTGCGAACGAACACGCCGATTTCATGCGGGGCCAGTCGGCCCTCGGTTTGAGCCCTGAGCCAGTCGCCGACACCTTCGATCTCCAGCGAATGCGATTTGAACTCGCGGACGCTGGGCGCGGGGCCGTTGAACACTGACACCGTGCCCTTGCGGGACTCGGTGTTGCCATCCACATCGGCGATCTCTTCACCGAGCAGCCGGTCCGCCTGCGCACGAATCTGATGCGAAGTGCGGTAGTTGACGGTTAGGGATCTGGACCGTCCGCGCACATCCACTCCGAGAGACTTCCACGAGAACGCTGTCTGGAAAATTCTCTGGCCCAGGTCGCCTGCGAAGAACAACGCATTCGGGCGCGCGCCGCCCAGGGCGGCCAGAAACTTCAACTGGGCCACCGACACGTCTTGCGCCTCATCCAGCACCACATGCTCGAAAGGCGGATGCTTGCGCTTGGGTATTTCGCTCGCCAGCCGCGTGAAGACGCCTGCCATCGAGACCAGTCCTTCGGCCTTCAGTTCCTGACGGACTGCGTCGAACACCGACCACAACGTCGATCGCTGTGCGTCAGACAATCGGGTCTTGCGCCCCAGCCGCTTGACGTCTCGGTAATCCTCCCACGTCTCCAACTGCCACGCATCGACGACCTGCTGCCACTCGCCGAACAGAAACGTCTCGCCGAAGCGCGAACTGGATGCCCCCGCGCGATGCTTCGCCAGTCGCGCCTTCACATCGGCGACGGTCGCGATTCGAGCCTTGCCGAAACTGGACTCATAAAGCCGCAGGCCCACGGCATCCAGCGCGGCGACTTCGATGCGCTCGCCCAGCCTTGGCTCCGAGCTGATCAGGTGTCGCAGCTTCGCGCGCAGTGCGGTTGCAAGACCTTCAGAAAATGTCGTCAACAGCACCCGTGCATCGACATTGTCGCGCGCCAGGTGGGCCGCACGATGCAGGGCCACGATGGTCTTGCCGGTGCCCGCCGAGCCGGAAACGCGCGCCGGGCCGTTGTAGTCGCGCTGGACGAACTGACGCTGATCCGGGTGCAGGAAGATCGTCCACTTCTCCCACGGCGCCTCGAAGGCGCGCTCCAGTTCCTCCACGTTTGCAACAACACGGAAGCGGCGCAGCGCGTCGGGGTGCTCGAAGGGATCGGCATTCGGGGCCACCGCCACCGGTGCCACCTTCGGCGTGCCGCCGGTCGCCAGTTCCAGCAGGGCTTCGCCGGCCTCGGCGGGAAGATGGTCGACCAGATCGAGCAGCGAATCTTCGTCCGCGCCGCGCACTTCGTCCAACCATTCCGCCGGAACACCGAAACCGAGCAGCAACTGCTCTGGCGTATGGGCGAACAGCAGGGGCTTGGGTGTGCGCTTGGCGGATTCGGCGCGTAGCGGCGTCGGCGCTTCCACCTCGACCACTTTCCGCACGCGGATTTCCTCCACGCGCTCACGCACCTCCACGAACTGCGCCGCTCCAGTGGTCGGGTGTACTTCCAGTTTCCGTCGTTCAGCCCACGCGTAGGCCTTGTCGTGGTGATCGACGTAGCACAACAGCAGGCTTCTGGATGACTTGTGCACCATCAGCCGGAGGTCGGTACCAACCCGTACTGACCAGAAACGTGGGTCCTTGGCACGGTCGAGCTTGTGGAAGCTCATGCCAGGGCTGGCTGGATTGAGCTGCAAGTCGAAGGCGGTGCTCTTGACGGCTTTTTGCTCGTCGCCGGTCAGCCGCGCGAGACTATCGGTGAAGGTGTCGGCGATGCGGAAGTCCATCGTCTAGGCTGCGTCGCCTGCCGCATGCAGGCAGCCGCGCTGGACCGCGTGGTCGCGCAGTCGCTTGGCCAGCTTGCGACATTCCTTCTCCGGTCGCTGGCCAAAGTCGATCACTGCGTGCGCGGGCGATTCCGTCAGCGGATCGGGGACATACGCCAAACCGACGCCGGCGCTCTCTGCGCCGGACACGGCCCAAACACCTTGAGACTGGAAGCCCAAAGCTTCGGTGTAGTGGCGGTATGACGCTTCCGCCGAGATCTGATCGCCGTCGTACACCGACAATCGCCCGTTGTCCTTCGGAAACGGGAAGAAGGCCTGACTGGTGAGCTGATCGTCCTTCAAGAACTGCGGATGCACCTGGCGCAGCAGCAGGGTGTCGTCGTTCATGCCTGGCGCTTCCTGATGTTGGCGCTCAGGAAAGCGTGCAATTCGCTCCATCCCTGTTCGCCGTCCAAGCGGAAGTCGCGCTCGATGTCAGCGCCGTCGTCATCGAAGGCGTGATAGCTCGCCAACAAGTCGGCGAGCCGCACATCCAGTGAAGGATCGCCGACCGCATCCCACTCCAGCAGCAGGTTGCCATCCTGCGTGGGGAAGATGGCAGGCAGCACCAGACCGTCGGGATACGATGCGGTCAACTGCTCGGCAAACTGCGACAACCGATCCTTGTCCGGCGCCAAGCCCGCGCCCTCGAACCAGCCCGGCGCGAGCTGCGCCAGTTCATCGAGGCGATTGGCGATCACGACGTTTTTCACAACTTCCGACGATTCGGCGGACAGGATGCGCTTTAGACGGTCCCATGCGTTGAAGGTTCCTACGCCCTTGACGATGACCCAGTGACGCGAACGTCCACCGTAAGCGCGCGCTTCGTCATGAAAGGATGGCAGCAACGGAACGTCCATCGTGCTGTTGTCGGCAAGCCGAAGTCGGAACGTGGACTTCTCCCAATCCACCTCGCCGATATAACCCTGCAATTCGACTTCGCGTTCGTATTCCTCGCTGGCGGCCAACACCAGCTTCTTGCGGCGCTCGGGGTTCAGCACGGCGTTGCCGGAGGTGGCTAACGGCAATTCCAGGGCTTCGCCATCGCGCAGAGACCGGCCAAACTGGTTGAAGTGGCTCAGCAGTTCCTTCGGGAAATGCTCCGGCAAGCGGCCTTCCGGGGCGGCGACACATTCGGCGATCAGATCGCGTGCGCGCTCGAAATGGCTGGGCTCCGAGTTGGACAACGCCAACATGCCGGACATCACCACCGCCAGCAGCGGCTTGGTGCTGCCGTCGCCGATCTCCTGAATATCCAGCCTGAAATTGGCCGCAAAGCCTTTGGGTGCCCGTTCGCGTTTGGGGTTTTCCAGCTTGTAGAGGTGCTTCGCCAGATCGATGACCAATGCCTCGTAGGCCGCGAGGTCACGCGCCACCTCCACCGGCAGTGTGTGCTCGTCGAACCGTTGCCCAGTGAACCGGGGCTGGCAAAAGGTCGTCTTCATGCGATTTTGGCCATCGAACTGGCTTCTTGAATCACAGGCTACACCACCCGGAAAACCTTCATCACCTCGTCTCCCAGGTGATTGATGACTTTCACCGCGATGCGCCCGGAGGTGGGCTTGTCGAAGGGGCGCGAGGTGTCGCTGTTGAGGCTGGTCCAGGCATCGGCGTCGATCTCCGCCTTCAGGGTGGTCTTCAACGCCTTGTAGGGGTCGTTCGCCCCTAGGAAGTAGGCGTGTCGAACGAAGAAGCTCTCCTCGTTGTAGTCGGTGTCGATGAACCAGCAGGCAATGCCATCGGCACTGTCGCTGCGGATCTCACCGCTGTTGGGGTGGAACACGTCGACGCCGTTCACCTTGACGCGCAACTGACCGGGCTCGCCGGTCTCGCCGGCGTCGAGCAGGGTGATGTCGGGTTCGCCGAAGATCACAAACAAGTTGCCTTTGCCAGTGTTCTTCAAATCCTCGGCCATGTGCAGGTCGGCGTTCATGCGCGCCTGCAGCACGCGGATGCGGCCGAGCTTGCCGAGTTCGCTGGCGTGCGCGTCGAAACCGAAGGCGCAGGCGATCAGCACATCGAAGTCGGCTTCAGCCGCCTCGCGCGCGGCGGCCGCGAGATCGACGCGGGTGACGGTGCCGAATTCCGGGCCGATGAAGATCGCGGCTCGGCGTTCGTCGGCGCCTTCGAGGTAGCGCCCCTCGGCACCGATCAGTTCGCCCGGCCACGGCGCAAGCGCGGTGAAGTCGATCTTGTCGGCCTTGCGCGCCTGCTGCACGCCCGCGGTACGCAGATTCTCCAGGATGATGGCGTTGAAGTCGCGGCCGTACTTGGCTTGCGCTTCGGCAACGTGGTCGATGAGTTCGTCGTTTTCGTCGACACCCAGGACGCGGTGGGGTGAGAGGCTCTCCACGGTGAACGGCCCGGCCACGCGCACCTTCTTCTTGTCCTCATAGGGCTTGTCGTACAGGAACTCGGAATCGGCCTTGGCGGCAATCGAGGCGTCGATTTCCCTCTGGCGGGCGATGCGCTGCTGCCACCAGTCGGCATGCGCCTGTTTGGCGGCGTCCGACCACTTGGCGTCCGCTTGCCGCGGGATTTCCCAATCCTCCCACTGTCGGCCAACTGCCTTGTTCAAGGCAGCGCGCAGCGGTTCCAGAAGTGCCTGGAACTTGTCCCAGATGACGTCAATCTCGGCGTTGTTGGCGATGGACTTGAGCGTGATGTGCGGCACGCGCTCGTAGACAAAGCCCTGACGGAGGTTGCCCTGGGTGGGCTTGCTGCTGGGCGCGGTGCGCGTGAGTTCGGCTTCCTTCTGCTGGCCTTCGCGGCTGTCGGCGAGCAGGTAGAACGGATAACGCGCGCCCATGATGCGGGCGCGGGCCAGCGCGAGCGCCACACGCGAGGTGTCGATGGTGATCCAGCGACGGCCCCATTGCTCGGCGACATAGGCGGTGGTACCGGAGCCGCACGTCGGATCGAGAACAAGGTCTCCTGGATCTGTAGCCATAAGAAGGCAACGCTGGACCAGTTTGGTCCCGCTTTGCACAACGTAGATTTTCTCATCGGTGAAACTGCCCGTCCCAGTATCTGTCCAGACGTTTCCGATGGCTTGGGCCCGAAAGTCATCAAGAAAGCGGACGTATCTCAAGCTGTTCGTCGCTTGCGCAACTCGGTTGGCTCGGATCAAGCGAGCCATCCCTAACTCACCGGTCTTCCAGTATCCCTTGCCCGGCCCGAAGATTCGATTTCCGAGCGTTACAGGGAAGCTACCTGGGGGCCGCTGAGATGTGATGTTATCAGCGGCAAAAACGTTGGCAGTCGACCGTGTCGAACGCTCCTCATCAGTGAGCGAACGCTGCGATCCATCCGGAAGTCGAACCCAACGATAGACTCCTGAACGATCCGCATCGAGCCCTTTTGATAGGAGCGGGGTCCGAAACTTCACGTCATCGCGATTCTTCGCGAACCAAAGCACATAGTCCGCGGTTCCCGCTATGAGTTCCGCCGATTGACTCGCCGTCTTTACGACGGTGATCTGCGCGCAGAGGTTCCCATCGCCAAACACCTCATCCATCACCGCCCTTACACGATGCAAATTCTCATCCCCGATCTGCACGAAGATCGAACCTGAGTCCGTCAACAGTTCCCGCGCCACCGTCAGCCGGTCGCGCAGATAGGTCAGGTAGGAATGGATGCCGTCGCGCCAGGTGTCGCGGAATGCCTTCACCTGCTCGGGTTCGCGAGTGATGTGATCAGCGTTGCCGTCCTTGACGTCGCGGCTGGTGGTGGACCACTGGAAATTGCTGTTGAACTTGATGCCGTACGGCGGATCGAAATAGATGCACTGCACCTTGCCGCGTAAGCCCTCGCGCTCGGCGAGGCTCGCCATCACCTGCAGCGAATCGCCGAGGATGAAGCGGTTGGCCCAGTGCGCGTCGTGCTGGTAGAACTCGGTGCGTGCGGCCTCACTGGGCAGGCCATTGAAGTCGGCGAACAGGTCGACCATCGCGCCCATCTGCTGCTGCGCCTGCGCCTCGCGCCGACGCTCGCTTTGGCGACTCAGGTCGTCCACCAGCACCTTCGGATGCACCTTCTCCTGAATGTAGAGCGGCGCGGCCTGCACCACGAGGCTGGCGTCTTCCCGCCCGTCCTTGCCACGCCAAACTAGTTGCGGATCAAGATCGCGGTTGCGCCGCTCCATCGCCACGCGCACCGGCGCCTGCTCGGCCTTGGCGAGCACTGCTTGATACTCCGCCGTGGGGATGTTCTTGCGCGTGGCTTCATCGTGCTTGAGCGCTTCGACGCTGATCGGGGTTTTCTTGCTGGTGGCCATCTCAGGCGTCCTTCCTCAAAGCGGCGGCGTCGATCATGCGTTCAAAGTGCTCCTTGACCTTGGCTGCAAAGTCGTCCTGCATCTCGTAGACGTCGGTGAACTCGACGAAGGCCCAGCGACCGTATTTGGCAGCAAAGTTCACGCCAGGCACCCAGTAGGTGTCCATCGTCAGCTTCTTCAGCACCGCGTCCTCGCGACGGTAACCCTTCACCTCGACGATCAGCTGCAAGGGATCGTCGGGGCCGTGGCCATCGTCGACCTTGACGATGAAGTCGGGGAAGTATTTGCGGGTTTCGGAACCAGAACGGTACGGCACCTCAAGGCCGAGGTTGTGGTTCTTGGTGTAGGCAATCACCCGCGGATGCGCTTCGGCCACGCGGCAGAATTCGGCTTCCCAATCGCTGTCGAGAATCACCCAGTTGACGTGGTTCTTCGGTGGTGGGCCGAGTGTTTCGTAACGATCCTGACGCGAGGTGTTGAAGGCAACGTGGCGGGTTGAGCCTTCCGGGTTGTAGGGATCGAACACCGCCTTCACCGGGCGGCCCTGCTTCAGTTCCACGCGGGTGATGGCGGCAGTGATGCGTTCGCAGGCTTTGTCGGCCAGTTCCTGGTAGAGCAACTGACCCGCGAAGGTGCCACCCTTGCAAACGAGGCAAGTGTCCAGCCATTGCTTGACGATGCGCTTCAGCTGCCCGAACAAGTGAAGCTGCGGTGCGTCACCCACGTCCCGCCATTTGCTCAGGAGCAGGTGTTTGGTGAGGTGCATCAGCACCGTCGAGGGGCGTACGTCGCCCAAGTGTTGCAAGTTCAGCTCGATGGCCTCGCCGATGATGCCCGCCTGGACGTTGCGTGACGGCCCGACCAGTTCCGGCGTGAGTACCAAGACCGAGTCGTCGTTGAACTCGGCGCTAAGGCGGTCCTGCGGCAATTCCACCCGGTAGCCCACTACGCGCGGGAAGCGGATCTCCAGCGCGTCGCGTTCCGGGCGAACGGCGCGCACGCGGATGATCTCTACCGGCGGTTCAGGCGGGATCACCACGGGCTGCGCGGTGAAGTTGAAGGGGATTCCCAGCACGTCGGCGTATTCAACGTTGAACAGGCCGTCGGCGTTGAGTTCGTAGGACTGACGGCGCAGCGCGCGTCCCACGACCTGTTCGCACAGCAGTTGTGTGCCGAAGGCGCGCACACCGAGCACGTGGGTGACGGTGTTGGCGTCCCAGCCTTCGGTGAGCATCGCCACCGAAACCACGCAGCGCACCGAGTCGCCCAGGCGGCCTTCCTTGCCGACGGTGTTCATCGCCTCGCGCAGCAGTTCCGCATCCGTGAGATTGTCGGCAGCGTGCGCGTCGCCCGTGCGTTCGACGATCTCGCGGCGGAAGCGGTCGATCTCGTCGCTGGCGATGGCGCGAAAGTTGTCGTCCAGCGCGTCGCCCGATTCGAGTTGCTTGCTGTCCACCAGCAAGGTGCGCGGCCGCGCGAGCGGATTGCCGTGTTCGTCGTGGTTCTGGAACAGCTTGAGACGGCCTTCCACCAACTGGCTGGTGCCGTCGTCGTTCTCCTGCTGAAAGCCGGAGATGTAGTCGTACACGAGCTTGGACGTGCTGGTGTTGTTGCACACCACAATGAAGCACGGCGGTACTTTGATGCCCCTGCTTTGCCAGTGCTCGAAAATCTTGGCGTAATGACCGTAGAGCGCTTCCAGCGCGGTCTGCAATTCCACCGGCAGGCTCAGCGGGTCGAGCCGATTGCCCTTGCCGCGACCCTTCTTCGGCATGCGCTTGCCGATGTGCTTCCACAGTTCTCGGTAGACCGGAAACTCGTTGCCGGGGATGTTGTCGGCCACGGGGACGCGCGGCAGTTTGACGATGCCGCACTCGATGGCGTCCATCAGCGAGAAGTCGCTCATCGTCCAGGGGAACAAGGTGCCTTCGGCGTAGCCCGATCCGCGCAGGAAGAACGGCGTGGCGGAAAGGTCGAACACGCGCGACAGACCGAGCTTGCGGTTCACCGCCTCGAGGCCGGAAATCCACAGGCGCGCCGCCTCATTGTTCTCCTCGACTTCCTTGCGGTCATCGCCCTTGAGCTCTTCGGTGTCTTCAACGCTCTCGCCGGGTGGCTTCTCGCGGTAGCAATGGTGGGCCTCGTCGTTGATGGCGAGGATGTTCTTCAGCCCCATCAATTCGGGCAGTACGCGCTGCAGCATCTGGCCTTCGGTTTCCAGCGTCTGCAATTCTTCACCGCCGCGCCCTTGCAACAAGCGGCGGCCACC